CCACCCGACTATGTCGATGCCGTATAAACGAGTAAAATTGATTGCTTTTGTTGCGAGCGCTGCAGGCGCCGCAGCATTTGTTTATGCGAAGAGATCTGTATTGCGTGATTACGCATCAGAGCTGTGTGAGGGCTTAGCTGATGAGCCGGCGATTGTGTCGGACATTGCGCGTGACGCCTTCACGCAAACCAACGTGGACCCGGTTGTTGGTACTCCGGGACACACGCACGCTAGTGCCGCTAGCTTGAGAACCACCGCCACGCGGTTTGTGCAAAATGTTGCTCAATACTGCGGGGCTGAGGTCTTTGTCGTTGGGATGTCTAAGACAGATCAGCGCAAAGGACTCAGAGGGTCTCGCCGGTGGTACTGGGCTAAGGACGTTAATGCGGATAATCGCAATGACAGGCCTGGTGACCGCGACATTCGCTATTTATGCGATGTCGACTATTACGTTGATATGCCAGCGTTATTAGTCCAGGAAGCCAAGCCCGTCCTCCTCTACACCGTGGTGCCAGAAGAAGCGACTTCATCGGGTGACGACGACACCTCCTTCAGATTTGAAGAAGATGGAACGTTGACCACTCTAGTCGCCGGTTCAGGCAAATATCGCCATCCGCTTTGGGATTATGCCTCGGATTCGTTTCTAGTTCATGAGACGTTCCTGGGCATTCCAACCAAGGCGGTAGCGTATGCCGTCGAGCGGAAACAGATTGGCAAGCACCGGCAAGTAATCATCCTCGCACCCATTAGGGAGTTTAAGGGGTTGGCTGCCATGCTTGCCACCTATTTGCTCGAAACTAAGGAGCTAAAACGGTTCGACCCTATAAAAGTCGGACCGACTGGGGAGAAATTTGTGAGGTTCAACACTATGTCACCTTCGGGGGAACTGCTGGTTACGACCGCACGGCCTGGCACTTCGTTGTCAGCAACCGTAACGCAGGCCCAGGATGACGCAGTGGCGACAGCAAACCGCTTGGGCACAACATCTCTGATGTTGCCCACAACCGCGAGCTGGGTTAAGGACAGACATGAAGCTGTCATCCTTACTGACTACCACCGTAGCTGTGGCGGTCCAACCAAACACGTGGTCTATCCTGTTGAGCAAGGGGTGAGAGCCTATCAATACAAGCCTCAAGAGTTTGATTGTGAAGCCAAACCCAAGCTCCAGGCGTTCATGAGCCCCTTAGTCCATGGAGCGTTCGCTCCGATTTCCAATAAGGCAGGTGAAGAAGCATGCGTCGAAGGGCGCATCAACTCCCTGCGGAAACCGGAACCTAAGCCGAATAATTTCCGGGACCGATGCATTGATGAGTTCGCGAACCTCATCATGCGGGACGTGCACCTTGAGCCTGTCTGCTTCGAAGTGGTAAATGCGAAGCAGACCAGCGCTGCCCAGCAGCTGTCGTTACGGAAGGCAGTGCTAACGGGACAGTTTCGCCGCTATGTCTTGAAATGCTTCATTAAGGCCGAAGCTTACGCTGACGTTAAAGATCCGCGTAACATTTCGACCTATAATGACGCTGACAAGTTGGACATGGCGACGTATGCCCTAGCACTTGCTGCCCATATGAAGCAGTATGCTTGGTACGGACCTGGTAAGAAACCGCGTGAGATAGCCGAACGTGTGGCGGAGATATGCATGACTTCAGAATATGTGAATATTTCAGATTACCACCGCATGGACGGCACTATATCTTACACTTTACGCCGGGTCGATCGAGTGGTTAGTATGAAGGCCTTTGCTAACCATGGCGCTGCATTGAATGAACTACTCAAAACGAACGTTGATAACAAGGGATACTTGCCCCATGGAACAACATTCGATCAAGGACCTTCGCACGGATCAGGCTGCTCAGCCACGAGCCTGTTCCAAACCCTCCGAGCGGCGTTTAACGCCTACCTTGCATTTAGACATACCTACAAGGAAGGAGGCCGTACCTATAGTCCAGACGAGGCGTTCGCCTCGTTGGGAATCCATCTCGGTGACGATGGTCTCGATGGTAACTTACCCGTCGAGTCCCACCAGTGGGCTTCGAGAGCCACAGGCCTTATTCTCGAGGCCCACACTGTCAGCCGAGGGAACAGAGGAGTTAATTTCTTGGCACGCTACTATTCAACATCTGTCTGGAATGGATTACCTGACAGTATGTGTGATGTCAAGAGACAGCTCTCGAAATTCCATACTACGGTTCGCCTCCCTACTAGTATTACGCCTGAACAGAAGTTTGTCGAGAAGGCCACATCCTATGTGGCGACCGACGGAGATACACCCGTCATCGGCAAGCTTTGCAAGAAATTGCTTCTGTTGTCATCCCATAGCCCCAGGAATATTCCTGGAATCGGTTCTTGGTGGTCAAAATTCGACGCCTCCGACCAGTTCCCCAACAGAAATGTTGATGGATGGATGGACGTGGAGTTTGCTGATCAGTTCCCGGAGTTCGACCGGTCTGTGTTCAACCAGTGGTTGGATGGATCCCGAACGCCCGAGGAACTCCTTTCAGCTCCACTATGTGCAGAACCCCGACCCGCGACACCTTCCAAGTTTGACGTCGTGGTTGACAACACGGTCGTGCTTGCACGACCAGTCACTAAAGCAGAGACCGAAACCCCGGACCCAACCAACCCGGTGGAGGAGGTCAAAGAGTCTCCCGAGGGAAAGCGCAGCCGGAAGCGCCGATTCCGAGCAGCCACTGGAAAACCATCGATTAAATCCAAACCAGTGAAGAGTGGACACCGCCGAAACAAGGCCGAGTCCAAGGAGAAGAAAGCATAAGATAATTGCCAGCCTTCCCCAT